GTTCAATTTGCCATGTGATAGTAGACATATTAGATTGCCTCTAGTGCGGTTAAACGGGTTGTAAGGTTTTGGATTAGGGCTTGTTGTTCTTGAATTGCTGCGGTGAGAGTAGCAACAAGGAACGATGTATCTACGCCTTGGTGTTGCGCCTTGCCATCTTTGTCTACCGCATCTTTAGTTCCTGTAACGCAATCGGGGACTACAGCTTGTAACTCATGGGCTATAAAGCCTTGACCATCAGAACCGTCTGCTTTCCATGTGTAGGTAACGGGTTTAAGTGCTGCGACAGTAGCCAATGCGTTTTGCATCGGGGCTATGTTTTCTTTTAGGCGGTAGTCGGAGGTGGTGTTGTAAGTAACTGTAGTTAGACTTTGGCTAATAAAACCACTAGCAACGTTAACGTTATTTAAAAATATAATTGCGTTGCCAGCAAATGTTGCTGAGCTTGTTTTTAATGCAATTCCCTGCTCGCTACTACTATTCCAAGATACAGAAACTTTAGCGCCAGCTCCTGAATATAAACTTGTAGTCCCCACCAGCAAGTTGCCAGAGGAGTCGATGCGCATACGTTCTGTAGGTGATCCGCCATCTGCATGGGTAGTAAAAGCCAAAGCACCAGCAAAGTTGCCATCAGTAGCGTTCTCTTTAATACCTTTGACGTTGCCAGCAGCAAAATAAGTACCAGCCGTATTGTATTTAGCCAAAAAAGAAATTCCACCGCCAACACCAGCAGCAAATGACGTAGTGTCCCTAGAAAAAATTGTAGACCTAGCGTCATTGTTTACAGCCGCTGCCCCAGCAACATCTAGCGTCACCCCCGGACTTGCAGTACCAATCCCTACGTTACCAGAGGTGTCAATCTGCATACGTTGTAAATCTGATGTCCAAAACGAAATTGGCTTGAATGCTCCGGTAGATGTATAAGAAGCCAATACTCTATTTGTATCTGAAGCTGAATCGTACCCAATGCCGATAAAAGTATCGTTTGCGCTATTGATACTTACTACGCCCAACGATGCTGATCCGGTATTGCCAGATTGTTTTGATGATATTCTGTATGTGGGCGAAATCGTACCAATCCCCACGTTGCCAGACGCATCTTTATAAAACTGACCTGATCCAAGGTTCACAACACCTGTGCCGCCCGTGAGTGTGCCTGTGTACGCAAGGTTACCAAAGCTAACGTTAGTCGCACCGCTTGTAAGCTGCTCTAATCTGACAGCATCGTTTGCAGTAGTCGCAGCACCCAATCCAGTAATCTTAAAATTACTCATTGGGATGTTTGCAGTAACCGTTGTTTGACCGTCTTTCGTGATTACGTTGGTCAAACCGTTTGCTAGGTCAGCGGTCAACAAGTTAAACGTTGTTGCGCTAATTACTGTACTAGCGACAACAGGTTGACCCGCTGTGTTAATTAAGAATGTTCCAGTTCCGTTGTAGCTCACTTGCGTACTCCATGAGTAAGACATATACTGTTTACAAACAGGAGATGTCGATGACATATAAAATTAAAAATTCTACTCAATGTACGCTTTGCAAAGAAAAAGCAATAGCACGACATTTGTGCAGAAACCATTACAACAAAGCAAGAAAAGATAATAATTTGAATCTTTATAAGGTTGTAACTATTGAAGAATCTTTTTACGCAAGAATTGAAAAAACTGACTCTTGTTGGTTGTGGACTGGTAGCAAAAACTCTTACGGTTACGGGATAATCATTTTTAACAAAAAACAAATAAGAACGCACCGATTTTCTTATGAACATTTTGTTGGAGAAATACCTCAAGACAAAATTATTATGCACTTGTGCGATAACCCGCGTTGCGTAAACCCAGATCATTTGAGAATAGGTACAAAAGCCGAAAACAATGCTGATACATCTATAAAACGTAGACATAATTATGGATTGAATCATTGGAACGGCAGACTTTCGGAACAAGACATTGCTAATATTCGGGAAAGCACCGAAAAGCAAACTGTTCTTGCTAAAAAGTATGGAGTCGATCAATCTCATATTAGTCGTTTAAAAAACTTTCAAAAAGGATATAAAAGGTAAAACATAATTACCTCTGTTCTTCGGTTTGTTGTTGACCTAACTTAGTTGCAAGCATACGCAATGTGTAGGGGTCTATTGGTGACTTGCGTGTATAAGATTTCAGCGCTTCTGCTAGTTTTTCACCTGCTCCAGCAGCTTTGCCGCCGTAATAAGATGTTAAACCAACTATACGAGGCGAACTTGCAGCGGCTGTTGCTGCAATAACAGGCCATAACGCAGGATTAGACAATGCAGCAACAATTCCACCACCAGCGGCATACGGAGCTATTGAGCCTTGTATGCCTCTTGCTGTTGGCGCATTAAATACTTGTCCAGCAAGCATTGGAAATAACGTATCTGCACCAGCGCCTTCTAAAATTTTGGCTTTTTCTAATCTGCTTCCATAATTTGTATTTACATTGTTTCTAAAAATAGATTGCAATTTACGCAAAGTTAAATCACTAGCTGCTCTATCGTTTGAAACCAATGATTTAGCCAAATCTTTCAATGTATCGCTTGCTTCTAAGTAATCTTTCATTACTTTTCCGTAAGCAGGCGCTTGTTTAACAATATCTTTTTTAATTGCGTTATAAACGTCTGAAATTGCTTTGTATTCAGTTGTGCCGGGTTTATATTTTTCTAAAACACCTCCAACAGCTTGTTTTAAATTATCAAACCCTTCCGGTGTGTGGTATTCCTTTGAAGGACGAGATTTCCAATCTTTAATTATTTCAGAAACATCTTCTAATGCTTTTGCGGCTTCTGGATTTTTTAAAGCATTTTTAAAATAAGCGTATTTATTAGCATCGGCTATCGCTTGGTCAATTTTTGTAAAATCTAAAACAGTTTTATCTGTTTTAATGTTTGCCATTCCAGTATTGTATTCAGCAGAGCGAGCTTTTCTTAATTCATCAACAGCTTCTCGTGCAACTTGGACAGCATCCGTTGCAGGCGCTTTACCTGTTGTTTGGTCTAAAAATGCTTGTGCTTTTTCAGTTCCCCTTGCAGCATCAGTAATGCTTTCCCGCCCTGTAGTTGCTGCTTGTCGAATTGCGCTTGGACTTGTTCCAGACAATCCAGCAACGGCTGGAGTAGCTAACGCCTCAGCTAATTGCAACGGCTTTGTTATTGCTTTTGCTGCAAGATTCAAAGGGTCAATGGCACGACCTGCTGTGGCTGCAAGCTCACCAGCACGAGCAATTCCTGGCACTTTTGCTGCAACAGAGCCACCGCCAGTCAACAAAATTGACATATCGCCCATTACGCTAACAGGGTCTGACGCAAGAGCTTGTTTAAAACCGTCTACAGAACCGTACTTTTTAGCGTATTCACCGCCAACAGCGTTAGCCATTTGAACAGCTTGGTCAATTTGACCGGGTTCGCTAGAAATTGACGTAATAAACTTTTGCACTATTTCAGGCGTAATGTTTTTTAATCCACCTGCTGCAACCATGCCAATATTTTTGACAGTCTCGACAGGATTTGTCACTGCTTCGTATAGCTCTTTACCATATTTCATGGCGCTAGAAGGCAAATTACTAGCTGAAGTTGCTAGTGTGGTTTGCCAATCCATAGGCTTTTGTTCTACAGGCGCAGCAACAGGCTGACCTTGGCTCATAGACATCAATTCTTCATTACTTAATCCTTGCAAACCTTTTGAAGAACCAACAGAAGGTGCGCTAGGAGCTTGCCCAGACAAAGCCATCAATTCTTCATTGCTTAATGAGCTTAAACCCTTTATTGCAACTGGGTTTACGTCTGAAGTTGAGGCGTTTGCTACCATGTTGTTTGGGTTTAATCTGTTCATCACAAACTCATTTGATTGGCGAGGCTGTGGGTATGGGCTTGACGGAAGGCTTGCCCAGATAGGGCCTGACTTCTTCACAGCAGATTCCCAATTCCCCGCTAAAACATCCGGCAAAATGCCACGTTCACGCAATAAATTTATAGCCGCTAAGTCTTGGCTTTGTGGCCCAAAGTCAGGCAATCCTAACTTCTTTGCTTGCTCGTCCCAAGTGTTTGACAAAAACTGGTAACGACCTGCTGCCGTTGTTTTGTTTGGTCTGCCAGTTGTCTCAGTAAAGTCAAATAGTTGTCTAGGATGGTCAGACAATGATTCAACCTTGCCGCCACCAAACAGCGTGTTATAGCCGTATTTATCTGTACCCTCAGCAGAACCAATCATGCCCAAAAAACTACGGACATTTGGGTTTTCTAAATACGGGAACAGTTGATCTACTGGCGAACCCGACTGAGGAGTAACTAATTCAGCCATTATCGTGTCAATCCTCTGCGTTTTAATTCAGCCTCAATTTCTGATCTGCTATAAACATTGTTTAATTCAATAGATTTTAGACCTAAATCTTTAGCAATGTTTGGCGCAATGTCAGGCAGGCGTTTGTTCCACTTGTCCACAGCCGCAGCAGAAACTGATTTAGAAATCCTTGCAAGCTCTTGAAGTGACTTAGGATTAAGCTCAATAGAACCACCCACAATTCTTTCAAGAAAAGTTCGGTCTGTGTTGGTAAAGCCTTGTCCTGCACCAAGACCTGATGCCTTGATATTTCCAAGGACGTTTTGACCAAGCCTTGAAACGAGAACTTCGGTGTTTTTGATTACTTCGTTGTTGTCTGCACCTGCTACGTTTAACGCTCTTGCTAACTTTAATTTAATTTCAGCAGCAGTTCCGGTTAATGCACCTGCATTGACTAAATCAATAATCTCATTTGCTCTGTCTATATTTGTTTGTGCGGATTGTGCAACGCCAAATGTTTCTTCATCACGCTTTACAGCAGATTCAGCAGCACCTTTTGCATACCCAGCTTTTGCTGCCCGAGTTGTCTCAATATCAGACGCATTTGCAACTTCTTGGCGTGTAAATTGACCAGTAGGGCCTTGAACGTCAACCGTACCTTCTTTACTAGGCCCAGAAAAGATAACTTTACCGCTATTATCAATTGCAAGATTACCTACCGCAGTAAGTCTTTTTTGCAATGCTGCTTGCACATAGGCTTGAGGGCCAATGGTTTTCATTAGCGCAACGTCTTTCATCGTGTCGCCAGTTACTGAAGGCAATGTTGGCTGACCAATTGATGCACGACCAGTTTGAGGAACACCTACTACTGGCATTTGTGGCGCACCTTGTGGAGCACCTTGAGGCGCAACTTGAGGCATAGAAGGCACACCACCTTGACCAGACAACGCATTAGCGTATTGAACAGGACTAACTGGCGGCAAGTTTTGCGTTGCTCCGGACGGGCCAATTGGGAATGACTCAGCAGGTGGCATTTGAACCGCAGGTTGAGCAGGCACTTGAACTGGCGCTGTTTGCATAGGCGCAGCAACAGGCTGATTAAGCTGTTGTGTTGCAGTTTCTGCTGTTGGCATAACTCGCTTTTCTGGCAAATTAACACCAACAAGTCCCATCATGTCACGGTAACGACCATAATCAATGTCTTTTCGTGATTCATCTGATTCTTCTAATTGCCTTGATCCTGCGTACATTTGCAGAACTTTTGCAATGCTTTGCAATGGAGAAATAGGCGCTTGAATACCTTGATAACTGTTAATTTCCAAAGGTTGCAATGCTTGTTGTTGCATCATCATTGCCATGCGCTCTCGACGCTGGAGAGCTTGAGTATCTAATGCGTATGGATCGTAAGCCATGATTTAACCTGTATATTCGTTTGCTGTTACGGCTGGCCCGACAGCGTTTACTCTGTCAAACATACCGCCCATTGGTTGCTGCGCTGCGCCTTGCATTTGCTTATTACGCATATACATCTGCATCATTGCAGGGATGTCTTGCATTGGATTCTGCGCTTGCGGCATCTGCGGCTGCCGCATCTGTTCTGGTTGCTGCTGTTGCAATGCTTGCGCCATGCGCTGCTGGGGGCTTAAATTAACGTATTGGTTATTCATCGCAGTCCTTAATTAACTGAAAAACAGGCAACACAGCAGATTTCAATTTTTCCATACTTATTTTATATTCTTCGTACAGTTTTGGGTGGTTTTCTTTAGTATAAGCAACCCTGTCTGCGGAATGATTTAAATAAGCAGTGCAGTCATAACAATCTAAACTTGAATGCTCAATAGCGTAATGTTCTGGCAATTCGCCTTGCGTTCTCAAAAATGCAAAAACTTGCTCTTTTGACCACGTTTCAATTGGTTGTATAAACATAATTCCATCAACAATAGAGCCGTGTCTTGCCGTACTTTTGTGACTTTCATCGAGCCGCTGACCACGAATCATTTGAGTAATACCACGCTTTTTTGCAGCTTCCATTAAAGGTTTTGCTTTGTTTTCGTAACAACAATTAAGATAGCTTTGCACCATTACGGGCTTTTTACCCGTTAATTGCATTCCATCAAAAGTGCTGTTTACTGGAACAATGTCGCTTGGCAAGCCAAACGCTTCAATTTGCCCTTGTTGGTCTGACATTACTTCAATAAACTCTACTGCTTCACTTTTAATCTTGTTTATCAAATCAACCGTTTCTGGATACGCTTTGCCAGTATTTGCCCAAAAAACTATTGGATTTTGGTCTTTATACAAATACCAACAAGCAAGCGAATCCTTACCGCCAGAAAAAGCTAATCCAAGCATTAGTACATTGCTGCTGCAAGTGCAAGAGAGCCAATTCCTTGAGTTGTTGCGTTTGCACCAGCTTGCTGAATACCGTAAGCCTGCATATCCGCAGCACCTTGTGCTTGAGTTGCGCCAAATGTAGGAGGAGGAGTTACTTGTGAACCTTGGTAACCTGCAAACTGCGGAAGCTGAATTTGTGAGCCGCTCATCAAGCCAATAATCTCGTTTAATGGTAGACCACGCAAAGCCAAATCTTGCGCCAGTTGCTGTTGTTGCGCTGTGTTTCCAAATTGCGCTCTTGACAGCCCTTGGCTATAGTCTTGACCTAACGCTGTGTTATACAATCCTGCGCGATTAAAGTCCGTTTGATAATCTTGCCCAAGGGCTTGATTATAAAGACCTGCACGACTTAATTGTGCTTGGTTTTCAAAACCTCCAATTCCCATAGCCTCGTTTAATTGTTGCTGACGAGCATTCATATCCAAGCCAATGCCTTGCAAAGCAGCTTGGCTTATCAAATCATTTTTCCCCATTTCACGGTTGCGGAAAGCAGCATCATACGCCCGTGTGCCAGGAGCTAATCCTTGGTTAGCCAATGCTTGCTTAAATGAAGTATCGCCAGCTTCCATTGTAGGATTTAACCGCTGCAAGATTAAGTCTTGCGCTCTCATGCCTGCATTAAGAGGCATATTGGAAAAGTTTGACGTATCAATCTTTGTGGTTAAAGGCACTTCGCCCATTGCTCGCCCATAGTCAGATACGGCATTTTGCGCTCGACCATAATCAGCAAACTCTTTCTGAATATTTGTCGATGTTGGCACAAATGGCGTTGAAAGTATGTTTGAAGCGTTGCCAATGCCTTGCTCACCAAGTCCTGCTAAAGCGTACTGAACTCGTTGTTGAGCTTCTAAGGTTTTTTGTGCTTCTGGTGTGAGCGTTTGGGTAATGGTAGGAACACCGCCGCCAGACATATACTGGTTACGATCCGGTGCTGCGCCTGCTTGAGCTAATGCTCGTTGGTACGCTTGGTCATTAAAATACGTCCCACCTCCACCGCCACTATCGCTTTCCCCGCCACTACCACCGTAATCAGTTTCGTAAAATTGATCTCTATTAACTTTAGCGTTGTATGACAATTGGTCAGCATCATAGCGACCTTGGTCAAAAGTAGGGTTGCTATATGTAACCGTTTGTGTGCCAAATGGCGTATACATATTGGGATTGCTTAACACTGCGCCTTGTTGAGCAGCCGTTAAGTTTTGCCGACCTTGCTCTCTAGCCGCACCTACATAATCTGGTGTTGGTGGTGGAGAAACTGACTTACCCATAATTTACCCCTAAGAATCGGCAATCTTTTCGTGCCAATGTCATAAATATAATGTCACCGTCTGGTGAACCGTCTTTAATTCGTGCTTCTTCTGCAAAACCCATGTTATGTACTAATTTTATGCTTTTTTGGTTATTTTCGGACACAGGAACAACAATTTTTTCAACATTTAAAACATTAAAAGGATAGTCAAAAATTGCTTTTAAATACGATTTTGTTATTCTACCTTCTATCGCTATATGACAAAAAACCGTTCGTTTGTTCCAGTTTTCGTAGATAACACCCGCAATTGTTTTAGCGTCTTTCTGTAAACCAATAGCACTAGATTGTTCTGCAAAGTAGGCGCTTTTTGTCTTTTCAGCCACCCAATTACCAATCTCTGCGCCTTGTGCTATATGCCAGCCCAGCCTGTCTGGTAGACAATGTCCGTCGATGCCCAAAGTATCGTTACCCCTTGTGATGCGGATTGAAACTGTGTTGATCCGCAATACCCAATCCCTGTAATACCTTGCCAATTGTTATTTATAACGTTATTTTGACCCCATAACGCTGTGTCCCAAAGTCCAACACCCCATAAAGCAGAGCTTGTAGGAGCAAATTCTACTGATGCAGCCGAGTCCTGCACATCAAAGTCTACATTCATGCCAATAAAGACAGTAGGAATTCCGTTAGTAAATATACTTGGTCTAGCTCTGGTAAAATATTTTTTTACGCCCCTGCTTTCAAAGTAATTGAATGCTTGTTGTGCAACTGTATTAATGTTTGCACCATCGTCCGCATATGTTTCATCCCAAGCGTGTCCAACAAACCCGTTGCCGCCAAAGTAAGGTTCATTGTTGAAGATTTCCCAACAATTTGCATTCCAATTTGTAAAGTTACACCACGCTTTTGTAATGTTATTCATTACATATTGCTGTTGCTGACCTACGCCAATTGGAATATTTACAGTTAAAGCATTGTGCTTTGGATCAAACATCATTTGCCAACCAAGATTATCGCCATACAACTGCGTAGCTCTAGCAAAAGCACCTTGAATCTTGTCTGACAACGCAACCCTTGGGTCTAGCCTTGAAGATTGAAGGCTTGCCGCTAAGGGGTATAAACCATTGTATGTCAGCGCAACAATGTCACCACCATACTTAATTAAACAACGCTTACCAACAGGTTTGCCTGTGCGCCAAACGCCTATCAAAGCCCATTTCGTAGCGTCTGAAGGGTCTGTGCCTGCGTATACAATGACTTCACCATTAGACGTTATAAACACTAGGTTATCGTCTACGCCGTAGCCTGCGTCGATTGTCCATGTGCCAACAGAGACCAGATAGCCACCAAGTTGTGCAACCGCACTCATGTCAATGTAGTCTGCTACGCCTTGAATTGACAAGGTTGGCAAATACCACGCTTGCAAGGTTGCTTTTTGCGTAAACCAAACCTGATTCTTAAAAATCGTAATGTTGGTAAACGTTGTGTCATCTACACCCGTAATTGTTGGGTTTGACCATGTTGTACCATCGTAAAGCAAGGGATGATCTACGCCATTAACAGCATATAAAAAGCCGCCAGCAGGTGTTGTGACGTTTGTGTATTCCCATTGTGCGTTACTTAAACCTGTTTCTACTGCTGCGCCTACTACGCCGCCAGCGGTAACGTCATAAATCTCAGTACCAACACAAGCAAAAAGTTCGTTTGTTTCACCAGACGAGTAACCCATTAAAGTTTCTACTTGTCCCGGTAAACCTGTTGAGTACGTTGTATATCCGGGTCTTAAAATGACGTTATTCACGTTTGGAAACAGGTTAGTAAGCTGAACAGCGTCCAACAAATCCATGTTTGCAATAGAATCCCGTGCGTTCCAACCACCTACGGGAGAAGGTAAGGACGCAACCTGTGCTGCGGTTCTCTGAATTAAAGAATTGACACCTCTGCGAGTAGCCATAGTTAGTTAGGGCCATAGCCAGTATCGGGTATGTTATCGTAGCCAATCAGAACTGTGCCTGGTCTTGGCGCAAACGACAGGTTAGCAGCACTCATGTCTTGACCCATCACAGTTTCAAGCTCAGTTAGGAAGTTTCTATACATTGCTGTCGTATCGAAGCCTTTAGCTTCAAAATACTTGAGCTTAGTCATTAAAACCACAACACGATCAGGATAAATACAAGTGTCTAAATCGTTAGTAAACGAGTTCTTTGGAGTTCCGTCAGCAGCTTCTGCCCATGCTTGTGAACGGTACTCGTAACCTAGTAGCTCATTAGTGGAAACGCCGGGCCAAATCTGGAACGTGTTGCCTAGCAAACGCCACCGGATACGAGGGCCAGTCGAGATAAACCCAGACAGGAGCCACTCCCATTGCTGTGCGTCAGTCGGGCCTAACATCTCCCAATGCTTTGACTTATCCCAATGAGTACGAGGAACTGTCGCATCATAGTCAGCAGGTAGCGGATACTGTACTTTCATAAAGCACAAATCAGCACCAACATACGTCCCCGTTGCTGGCTGATTAACTGTTACCTGAGTTGCAGAATCAACGCTTACGATGTAAACAGCGTTCCCAAGACCGTTACCTGTAACCTGATACGTTGTATCAAATCCAGCAGTGCTTGGGATGTTTGTAATTGTGTAGGTATTGAGAAGAACATCACCAGTAGTGTTGGTGAAATCTGTCGTAAACAAATGCTGCTTAGTTATTCTGCGCCAATCGTGCTTTTTAAGCAATTCGTAGCCTGATGCGTTCATCAGAGCTAGGATTTGAATAACGTCCTGATTGGTGCTTCCCGCTACTGTTGCAGGAGTTGGCACACCTAACTCATTGGTTACCTGAGTAACTAATTGCAGCATCGTTGATGACATTTATTCCTCTTTCTTTGGTCTACCAGCCTTTTTATCAGCCATGAGCGCAGCAAGTTGCCCTTTCAGTTCAGCTAACTCTTGCTTCGTATTCTCAATTTCAATTTGGCTTTCAGACTGGTTTTTGTTCAACAAGAAACTTCGAGCTTTGTCACGCAAACCTGCTGCGCCCATACCTATCTTCTGAAGCTGCATATCCGACGCTGTAGCTACTTGCTCAACAGTCTGAAACTTCAAAATACTCAATTCTTCCAATTGCATCTGATTAAACTCGCCTGGGCGAGACAAATGCCAATCTTTCAACGGAGTGCCAATCATTTGTGCGTCGTTGTTTTGCATCTGATAGTGTAGCCATTGACGAGGAAACCTCTGTTTATGACTTTCACGCACTGGTTGCTCAACCACGTTCGTCTTATCGCCTGGCACTACGATTCTAACAAATGGAACACCTTGATACTGCTTTTTTACGTCTGTACTAGGGTGTTCAAACGTATAAAACTCGACAAATAATTGCGAGTCTGCATTACGAATATCGCTATCTAATCCCAAAATCCTCTCCCGTTAGATAAAAATGGGGGGAAGGTTTCCCAACCCCCCGACTACATTACACCGATGCTTTGCTGAACCAAGCGTAATCGCCCGAAACTAGAGCAACTGCTGGGCTTGTGTAAGCACCACCAGAAGCAGTAGCCAAGAACGTAGCTGGATCAACTGAGCAATCTGCGTCAGAAGCAGCAATACTTGCGTTTGCTTTTGCCAACACATACAACTTACCATCCGAACCAAACACTTGCAGACCGAGAGGGCCGCTCGTGGGGACAGCCGTACCTGCGCTGTTGGTGTTGGTGGTGACAGTGCTAGTTAGCGTAGCACCGATGACTGGCGAGACTGAATAAGCCATGATAGTTTCCTTTAATCTTTAAATAGGAAGGTTTTGCCTAGTTTAATGCGGCTTACCGTTGTTTGGTTAACATTAAATTTTTCAGCAATATATTGTTGTGTATATCGGTCATTTAAAAGACTTTTAATCACACCAACATCAGCATAAGTTAATTTACTTTTTGTTCCACGCCGCTGCTTTTCATCCATATCTGCCACATTGTCTCGAATTGTTCCTAAAAACAAATGCTCAACATTAACGCATTTACGATTGTCGCAACGGTGCAAAACATTTAGCTTTTCTGGATTTTGCTTAAATAACCTGTAAGCAACACGATGGGCTGGAGCAGCTTTTCCTTCGGTTTGGAACTTGCCGTATCCACCCCGATTAAAACCTGCTTGCCATTCGTGACACCCAGAATTCATAACTTTTACTTTTGCTAAAAACCTTAACTTCTCATCAGACTTCGGTCTACCGCCAGCCATATAACACCTCCAATTAGTAGAGGTATTATATGACTGTGCATAAAATTATGCAATCACGCTATCAAAACTCCGTTAAACTGAGGGCCAGACGATGTGAGGTTTCCGGCCCAGCCGATTAGCTTCACGATTGCGTCTTGGTTAACAGCTTGGCGCTCGCCGCCGATAGGCACGATATGGTCGGCAGTTGCATCGTTACCGATACCACCGTCTAGCACAACGTCAGAAGCCATACCAGCGCCGTAATACTTCAGGCTTGCGAAACCAGAACCTGCGCTGGAATTGCCACCGTCAGTAATACGCTGAATTGCTTGCAGCGACTGAAGATACAGGCTGTAGTAGTTGTTGTCGCAAACGATCAAGTCAGGCTTGTCTGTTCCACGAATCAACTGTACAGCAACCGAATCCATGTACTTCTGAATGTTGGAAGCCGAAACAGCAGCAGTTCCATCAGTTACGCCAGAGTAAGACACTGAGCGCCAGAATGCCCAAGTTGCACGATTGATGCCACCGTAAGTGCCAGTAGCAGGCGCATCAGGAACGGCAGCGCCGAGTCCAGTGATGTTTTTGCCGCTGTTACCAGTACCGTCGAGATAAATATCGCCCGAAATACGGTTAGCCAACTGTGCTTCAGCAACAGACATACGACCATCGAGCAAGTCGATAATTGCTTCTTTGCCGCTGTTTTGGATCATTTCCAGACCAGAAATCGACACGGCTGCTGCGTACTGAGTAATCGAGAACTGAGCCGCCGAAATTGGCGAGTTCTGCGACACGTTCAGGACTTCGTAGCCAGAGTACGAGTTCGTGTTGTCGGTTGCTGTGTCGGTATACATAATTTCTTGCAAAATTACGTTACCACCAGAAAAAGTCTTTACGTTGCCACGTTCTTTGAGGCGACGCAACAGGGCGTTGTTATTTGTTACGTTGTCAGCAAGCTCACCAGTGCGGCTTTGAATGTTAGTCGCAATGATGTCGCTGATCGAGCTATTGGCAAATGCCATAATAATCTCCGATTAGGTTATCAAAAGCGTTCATTAAGTCCGTCAAATTGTTCGGACAGTAAAGAACGTCTATCTTGCGCTTTGGTAGCCGTGTTGACTCCGGGTGTAGAGCTTCTAACGCTGACCGCTGCCGCCCGAGCAGCTTTCGCCGCTTTGTTAGCCGATTCTCGCTTGGCTGCTTCAGCTTGAGCTTGTGTGCTTTGCTGAACCTTGCCAGACAGAGATTCGTCTAGGCGTAATGCTTTGTTATATGCATCTTCCAAGTTTTGCGCCATTCCTGAGTTCAGGAGTTGGATCATTGTCGGACGAGCATCTTCAAAAAACTGAGCCTTTTCTGCAAAAGTATTGATTTCGCCTAAAAGAGCTTGGTTTTGTGCTGCTTCTTGCTGCTGTTTCCATCCCATTACTTCATTACGGACGCTATAAAGCTCGTTTTGAAGCATTGAAACGGTAGGATCAACAGGCTGTTGTTGCAGATTGTTGATTTCACTTAAATTTACACCATATTGCTGAGAAAGGGTAGAAAACATTTGCGCTTTCTGTTGCGGTGTTCCGTGGCGCAAAACATTGTCTGCATTCATCAACGCTTGAATCGCTTGTGGGGGCGCAATTCCTAGCGTTTTTAGATTGTTCTGGTACGGTTCAATTGCTTGCTGAATTTGGTCAGCAAATTGCGCTTTAGAAAGCAAGGGTTCTACACCCTTTTTCATTTCTTCTTCACGCTGCCAGGCGTATTCTTTTAGCTTCGGATCAGCCGTTTGCCAGACCTCGTGGTAATCCTTCTTCCACGATGCAGGTGGGCGTTCCCAAACTGGCGGCTCTGGCGCAGGCTCAGTAAGCGCAGCAGGTGCAACATCCGCTACAATCGGCGCTTCTTCAGCAGCATCAAATTGCTGCATCAATAATTCTTTACGGTCTAGCTGTTCGTCGCTCATAAATACTCCCTCAAGTAAATTTTCGGCGTAATTGGGTCAAAACCTGTTGGGCTTCTTTGTGCGTCATATTGCCAAGTTGTTGACGCAACACCTCTTTACGGTTGTCCTGAGAAATTGGCGTATATTTTGTTTCCATCTTCTCGTTACCAACCTCAATACATCCATGAGCTTGCAAGTGCTCACGATGCCTTGACCTGCTCGTAATCAGTGAACCGTCAATCATGCTTTGGTACGGTTGAATGTCTGGCATCACAAATGGCCCGTACAGTTTGTCCAAATGCTCATCCGAACCCTTTTCGACCAATTTGCCATCTACATAAACGTAAGTCTTTCTCATAACAGAGCTAGAACCTCCTCATCGTCCATCTCAATATAAGCGTCATATATTTGCTGAACCTTGACCAAATCAGCCATCAACGCATCAAAGTCAATCTGATTAACAAAATCTATCGACTTTAGTTCGCTTATTGTAGCTTCCTTAATGTAGGGTGCGGCTATTTCTTCAGCGACTAGGGGTTTACCCTCAACAATGTGTTCAAACAGGGCAATAATCTCATCCCTGCGTTGCTTTTGCTTTGCGGCTTCTTTCTTGCGTTTCTTCGGGCCGCCATCATGCGTGTCAATAATGATTATCGACGTTACAACGCCTGTAAACGAACCAGAGTCGTTTTCGTCAGTAGCGCTTAAAACACCAGTAACAACTAATGTCTGGAAAGCATTAGGCTGAAACGCATTAGTCTGGAATGCTGCGGTCATCATTAACCCCAAAGGGCAGGTATTGTTGCGTTTCCGCTT